GTCCTTAACGCGCTGCCAGGAAACACGGTCGCTAGCCTCTGAAAGATCGAGGGTAGCGAGGGATCCGTCAATGGAACCCTTCTTCGCTAATCTTTGATTTACATCTTGATCAGCGAAACCGACGATACTAGAAAGGTAGTTATGCCTTCCAATACCGGCCACGAGCAAAGCCATGATCCCCTGTTGTACATACTGTACAGCGGTAGGCTCAATAGCTATGATTCGTGGTGTTTTCTGCGTTTTAGGGACGGAGATCACCCTAACAGGGATCTCAGTCCCGGGTGTGAGGTGTGTTACACGACTGGCGTTGTAGTAACGCCAGTTTGGAAGGAGGAACTCCCCATATGGGAAGACTTCTTCCAAGCGCTCAGTCCACACTTGCTGACGGAATTTTGCGTTTCCGCGGATTCTATCAGCAGTGGCTCCTGGCCCATGCTTTGGCACGACATCCCCATCGTAGATAGACTTCTCTATCTGCCAGAGGATATCACGCCAAAGGCGCTCGGAAACATCTTTGAACTGTTCAGCAAGCTGACAGGAAATAGACGTTTCTTTAAGCGCTAACTCCTCATCAGTCTTGATGTACTGAGCAAAAGCAGCTCGCTCTCTTGCATCACTGCAAGGGAGCTCTAGCTTTCCGAAAAGATTACAAACTTGACGGATAGCATAGATAGCTGTAATGTTCGGATCATCAAGAAGGATGCCGGTACCACGGTTGAACACTTGACTTGTGAAACCCTGTAGAAATACAGGGAGACACGCTCTTTTCTTAAAACTCAAGAAGAGAGTGGAGTCGACGCCACCTTGATCTAAAGCCCTTTCTAGGTCTTTAGAAAATTGTGGCAGGGTTATAGTAAGAAACTCTAACCCCTCATGTTCAACACGCGCAGTGATTGTTTTCCAATCACTGCTGGTGCTTGTGCAACACCAGTCCCCCACTTCGTGAAGGACCTTACGCAAAAGTACGAGATGGCTTTTCATCCATTCCTCCTAGTTTAGGGGGTAATGGAGTCCACGCCATAGCGTGCCCTTAGCGCAGCGGCTAGATGGTAAATACCATCAAGCTGAGAAGCCAGAGGATCACTAGGGAATAGAGTCCAATTAGAAGCAAAAATACCTTCCAATTGGGTTCTCTATCCCCCCAGATCCAACGGTCAATCAGCTTTCACCACCCATAATACGGGCGATGATAGCTCCATCATCCGCCGACAGGTACTCAAGAAAACCGAGTACAGTCGGAAGGAAATCCTGAGGGGTGAGACCGTCAAGCGGTCGGTCAACGATGAAACTCATCGAAGCCGAACGCCGGGCGTTCACACCCGAAATCAGGGGATCCGGGAAGATGAAATTACTATCAATACGCGCAACAGAACGAACGCGCTTATTACGCGTGTTGTTGATGTTGAGCTTCAGGTTAAGGGTATCACTCTCGATAGCATAAACGCTACCGGTAGGGGTAACCGAAACCCGGGGGAGATCAGTCTCCACCGTTTCGATAGTAAGTTGCTGAGGGTCGGACAGTGCCATGGCAAGTACTCCTGCGGTTTTGCCGCAAGGATATTTTCCAAGCAGCGTTTGGGCATTATTGCCCACTATCCCTTCCATTTAGAAGGGATAGCTGTTGGGGCCGAAGGCCCCCATAGATGAGAATGTATCACATCTATGAATTTTCACACATCACCACGGCTCATGCCGAGTGCTGTGAGAATGGCTACCTGTCGAGGTGTAAGTTCCTCAAAAGATAAGCCGAACCCAAAGGGCGTTGCCGTTCTACGCGACTTGACTTCCGAAACGAAAGTCTGGCGTAGGAC